TTCTAAATGGCTATAGAAAGGAAATAAAAATGGCTCATGAATTAGAAACGCAAAATGGCGTTGCTTCGTTCGCATCTTTCCGTGAACCTGCTTGGCATGGTCTAGGCACAGTATTCACAGAAGAAAAAAATACAGCAGAAATGCTGGCTGCTGCTAATCTAAATAATTGGAATGTTAGATTAGTTGATGTTGAAATTCCAAATACTCTTACATCAGATAAATCTTATCAATATGTTGTAAGAACAAATCCTACTGACAAAACTCAGACAGATGTTCTTGGTGTTGTCGGTGAGCGTTATGTTCCTGTTCAAAATGAAGAACTATTCGCTTTCGGTGATAATATCCTAGACGGCGGAGGTCGTTGGGAAACTGCTGGCTCAATTCGTGGTGGTCGTGTTGTATTCGGCTCTCTTGCTCTTGAGCGTGAAACTGTATTAGACCCTAAAGGTGTGGCAGATAAAGTCAAAACCTATCTTCTAATCAACACTTCACATGACGGCTCTGTTGCTATTCAAGCATCAATCACTCCTGTTCGTGTTGTATGCGCTAACACTCTCAATCTTGCTCTTGGAAATATCAAGCGCAAAAAGGGTAGTGTAAAACAGTCTTTCAAAATCCGTCATACTCAGACGGCGGAAGGCAAGATTGCTATTGCTCGTGAGGCTCTTGGTCTTGCTAATGCTTATATGGACGAGTTTGATAAACTTGCTCATGCTATGATTCAAAAAGAAATCACAGCACAGCAATTCAATGACATCATTCTCTCTGCTTATCCTAAGCCTGAGAAAGATTCTAAAGGCTCAATCAAAAAGTGGGCTAACAAGGTTGATGTTATCAATGACATCTACACAGGCGAATATAACGGCATGATTGCTGGTTCTGCTTGGGGTGCTTTCAATGCTCTAACTGAGCGTTTAGATTGGCATCGTTCTGCTCGTGGTGATAATAACGAATCACTACTTGCTGCTGCTTCTGGTTTTGATGCGACAATTACCGCAGAAAAAAATCGTTTGCTAAAAGTTGTAAAAGATGTTTTAGCAATAGCGTAAAATAAATACGCAACTCCTGAGCAAGAGTATAAACTGCTCAATTTTTTTTCTTGATCTAATTGTAAAAATTTTGCGGGTCGAAAATACTATGATATTTTTTTATTTTACTTAATTACGAAGGACTTGCTTTTTTCCCAGGATTTTGGTATTATTGAATTACCACAGAAAGGGATCCAATGATAAAAGCAGAAATATATGAAGTAGAATATTCTATTTCTCCAGGCGGCAAAGATGTTTGGGAAATAGATATAAGTGACTATGGTAATAGTAGAAATGTAGATGGTTTTAATACCGCTGGAGATGCGTTAAATTATCTTATTAGTCAATACCCCGAAAAAGATTTTGAACTTTACATTTCTCCTTTATCAGCGTATCATAAGAATATGGAAAGGGAGAATGCATAATGCTAGGATATACAGCGGAACAAGTAGAAAATATGGTTATGATTTTAAACTATTCTATTCATCATCATATTAAGGATACTAAGTTTGCAGAGGAAGATATTGCAGTACTTAGAGATCTAGAGGACTTCTTATTAGGACTACTGGCAGAGGGACGTGTATGAAAATAAGAGTTCATATAACTAGAGAATTTGATACCGCCGAATGGAAGGATGAGGATTCTCTATGGCCCAAGGATATAGACCCTGACTTTGAAATTCAATATGCAATAAACTGTTTTGCAGAGGACATTGACTATCTTGTTAAATATAATGAGGTGGCTGAGGCTGCACGTGTAGAGATCCTGTGACATACATCACAAAAAATCCTTTACGAGGGGCTTGACAGATTTCCCCAAATTTGGGAAAATTGTATTACGACTACAGAAAGGAACCCCATGCCAAATTGGGTATATAACCACCTTAGTATTTCAGGACCAGCGGTACCTGCCCTGAAAGAACAACTTAATAAACCATTTACCAAGGTTCATGAGAACTTTGATATGGAAACAAAGCAAATGGGATTTAAAGAATATACATATTCTAATCCAGTATTTGCATTTCATAATATATATAATCATTTGCAAGACGGTATATCTGAAGAGGTATATCAAAGCCAACCTGACCATAGCAAGAATCCATTAGACTTTTCAGGTAATGATTGGTATAACTGGAATGTCCGCAATTGGGGAACCAAGTGGGACGTTGCTGTTGTAGACAATGAAGCATTTGCTGAAACTGAGTTAACTGATGAATCTAATGATTATTTGGGATACCGTTTTAATACCGCTTGGTCTCCACCTGCTGAGGCCATTGCTAAACTATCTCAACAATATCCTGAATTAGTCTTTACTTTATCTTTTGAAGAAGAGACTGGTTGGGGTGGTGAGATTGTATTTAAGAATGGCGAGGGAACAGAGACAGAATCATATGACAATAAGTGTAGAGATTGTGATTCATTAAATACATTAGAGTACTGTGAAAATGACTGTGGAGAAATTTGCAGTGATTGTAATTATATGGGTGAGGCAGACCTAGATATAGTTGCAGATTGTGACATCCATAAAGTATACTTAGACGAAGAGCATGTTCCCGACTACAGAATGGACCAAATAAATGGCTGACAGACTAGAACTAAATAGCCGTGGCTCTTTTCTAGATGATGAAAATCAAATGGTAGTAGACGCTACAGTTATTGAAATTGGTCAAAAACTATTTGAAGATTGGAATAGTTCTAATCTAGACGAGGGTACATTTTATGCAGACCAACAAATAGCAATATTATCTGATGACCCTTATCTCAAAGATAAGTTTAACAAACACTATGAATTGAATGAGGATGATGATGACTTTCTTAATTGAATATATGAAAGCACATTTGATTAGTATAGAGCAAGACCAAGAGAGTATTGCTAGTCAAATGGAATTGCTTGACCCTAGTTCTAAAGATTATCAAGAACTAGATTTTGAATACAACTGGTTAGGTGGGCAGATTATTGCTACCCGTCACTTTATACAGATAGGAGAAGAACATGCAGCCAATAACAACTGAGTTGCCTGATAATCTACAGAAACAAGTAGACCTTGGCAGCAGCGGTCTTGACATTATCCATGGTGAACTCAAATGGCTAATGAAGGAGGCTGAAGAGCAATTGGAACTAGCACAAGAGGCTGAAAACAAATCAGGTGAGGCTATGGATTCCATGGACCGTAAGTACTGGGAAGGACAGTTAGACGCTCTAGCACACCTATATGGATTAACATATCAGTTATCATTTGCAATAGAGGAGAGAAAAAATGCCAACATATAATGTAGATGTAATTCATGAGCCAACGGGCACCTATATGAATTTTCAATACGAATCTGATCAGGAGGAGAACGAGGTATGGAGAGAAATACTATCGGACATTTCAATAGTAGCATTCAATACGAGCAATTGACATTACCACTAAATTTTGATATCATGTTAACAAACCAACTAGAAAGGGAAACACCATGGGAGATAGAGTAGTATATACAATTAAAGATGATAATGGTTTGTCAGTCAATCTGTACAGCCATTGGGGTGGCAGCGATAGATTTGAGTCCCTGGCTGCTGCACTACGGGCCGCAGAGCCACGGTGGAATGACACATCCTATGCAACACGTATTATTGTGTCCCAGTTGATTGGGGACGAATGGAATGAAGAAACTGGTTTTGGTTTATGGGCCAGCAATAGCAGCGGTGCATATGGTGGGGACCATCCAGATATCACTATTGACCTAGTTAATAAGACTGTAGAAGATGAGACTGGCATTCATGACTTTGAAAGTTTTATTAATTATCATGGAGCACCTATATCGGTTTAAATGAGGGCACGAGTGGTGACCGTGCTGTAACACGTGGGGTGGGGTCCCCCACGCTATATAAGGGGTTGAGCGCAGGTTTGGTAGGGCTTGCGCTCCCCCAACATAATTGGTACAATAGAGAGGACTATGATGAGTTTTAGAATTAGCAAGGCTATGATACCCGAAGAGAGGGTTGCTAAACGCATAAAGGCTATAGTTGAAGATTTAGACCTTGACCTAGAGCAGACAGGAATAATGCTTGCTAGGATTTTACCTCATTTGACATTTACTCGCCTTCAGGCTATAATGGAAGTAGCCAATGATGAGAAAGATTTAATTCTTAACCCACAGAAGCGTAATGAGAGGTGGAAGCAACATGGACTATGGTAAGATAGCAGAAGTGCTACACGAGGTAGCAGACAATAAAGATTTCATGTTGTCATCTAATTTTCTATCAGAGGAATTCTATAAAGAGTTTTCTGATGTCTTAGAGTTAGGTCGTTGTATAAGTGGTGGTTGGGCTACATCTACGCAAGACGGCAGAACTGCTATGCGTTTTGCTTGGCAAGCCCTATGCGCTATGCGTAATATAGACGAAGAAACTGACTTTGATAATTTTGACGGGTGGATACAAAAACAAGCCAGAATACACGGGGTAGATACAAATGCCTGATTATAAAACAAAATGCACTATATTAGCAGATCTATGGATGAACTATAGAGAAGATAAAGAATTTGAAGATTTTATAGACTATAATGATTTAGGTTTACCTATGGCATATATGTTATATGAAGGTTTGGTAGCAGAAATAACTGAAGCAGGTCAAATTTATATAAATGAAACCTTTAATCTTCTTATTACCGCCCTTAATATAAATGAAAATGAAGTGTTAGATGGTATGACACTAAATGTTTTATTAGAAATGGCAGCAGACCGCAACTAAGGCGGGTCGAAAATTTTACAGCCAAAATTAGATTACGAACGTCGAATATTTTTTCCAGGAAAATAAGATTACGAACGCATATAAAAAATCACGGAGATTATAACAAATCTTTATAATTTTGTCAAATCCATATATATAAAAAATTAGGATCAAGCCAGAAAGGTTTACTTGATCCTAATGTAATATATAGTATATCAAGTATTAAAGTGTTTGTCAAATACCCGCCGCAAACGGCGGCGCCCGAAGGGCGGGTATAAAAAAGATTACGATCCCCCATTATCTATCCCCATATATACCTATAAAAAAAGATTACGAACTTTTCATATTTTTTCCTGGATTTTCTATATGTTTTAAAACATTTTATAACATTTTGTTACAATTTTTCCACAAATTTGGACATTTTTATATATCAGTATTTGAGATGTTTTGTCCATATTGTGGATACTTGACAAACAATTTGATATGTGGTATAAGGGGATATATTAAGTAAAGGCTAATTTGATTAGGTAAAGGATAAGGTTTGGGATTACGAGCGCCCCTCTTAAAAATGCTCCATTCCCCACTTTACTCCATTTTCCTCCACAATAATTATGAGATAATATTATCAGTAATATATTTTTGTGGATAAACCTGTGGATAAGTATCTCAAAATGTGGATATCTATGCTATAATTTGTATATGCCTAGTCAGAATACTCAATGGTATAAAGATGTAAGATTGATTCAAGCATTGGACGAAATTCGCCAACGCAATTATGGTTTTATGTCTAATTGTTATTTTTGTGGCGGTAAGTCCATAGGCATAAAGGCTATACAGGAAAAACTATTTTCTGTCTGTGAAGATCATCAGGATAATAGAGATTAATTTTGCGGGGTATCCGTAAAATCCACATAAGATTCTTCGCACAATGGGCAAAAGGAATTATATCTTCTATCCTTATCCAGGCTAATAATAATCTCATTTCTGGCCATCATTGTTATTGCTTCTGGATCTAATCTGCCATATACAATAGGAATTAATTTTGATTTACATTTTATACAGTTATGTATCATACTAGGGATATTATAGCATTTGCTTTATACCCGCCCAAAATGCGATTTATAAAGATCCTCCGTCAACGCCTTCTTCTTCAGCGTCACGTATTGTTTCTCCATATGATAAATAATCTGTATTACTAACAATATCTCCACCATCCCATGTTTCTATAGGCAGAGATGCCAAAGTATCTATAAGGTCAACATAATCACTTGATCTAGGCCAGTCCCCAGATTCAAATTTAGACTTTAACTCAGTTATACTTTTAATGGCCATATTCCATATTATATCAAAGTATATTTGAGATACCGCAAAACTTATGCTACAATAGTTAGTCCAGAGACATACAACTGATGGCTTGCTATGTGGTGGAGTCTCTGCAGAGCGTCCCTTTCTACGCTCTCTCTCCTGGGCATGAGGATAAAAGGCCCCCTTTCTGTTATATAATAGTATTTATGAAAGACGAGATATTTCCTATTAATAGAGACATAGATGATCATATTGATCAGTTTGAAGAGATAGGCATAGAGTAGTATTTTTAACCATACCGCCCTGTTAAGGGCGAATGATGGTTTTGTATTTCTATTTTGCGCCGAACCTAAAAGATTTATTTATTGACACATAACCTAAGTTCGTGTATACTTCTTATATGGGGATTGGAAACAAAATAATTAACTTCAAATCTAGAAGTAGAACTGAGTTTAAAACTCATTTAAAGCCATACCCTGCGTTAAAAAGTTTACCTAAGTGGTATAAAGATTCAAGCCCATATCTTGATGAATCAAATTATCCAAATGACGGAAAATCTCATGTTAGAAATAGAGTTGCAAATCATAACTTTAAAAAATGTACCCCTTTGCTAGACGGAATGAGTATGGGATATATTGTTCCGCTTTGGGCAGATGTTGAAGTTGTTTCTGATAATAGCAATGCTGATATTTTTTGGAAAACTAAAAAAGAAATATTTGAAATACATGGACCAAATACTAACAGCATAGTTCCTCCAGAGGGTTTTCATACACGGGTCTTTAAGTATTTAAACTGCTGGATTCCAGAAACTCCAAAAGGATACTCGTGTTTAATCATATCACCAATAGGACATAATGATTTAATATTTCGGGCAGTTCCAGCAGTAGTTGATACTGATAAGTCTACGCTAGAGTTGGTATTTCCAATGTGGGTAAGAAAAAACTTTAATGGAATTGTAGAAAAAGGAACACCACTAGCACAGATAATTCCTTTCAAAAGAGATGGCTGGGAATCAACATTTGATTGTTACGAAGATGGAGAGTATTATGATGTTATACAAGAAAAAAATTTTGCAGGGACTATAGTTGGGCACTACTTAAAAAACTACTGGTCAAAAAAAATATTTAAGTAAAACAAATGATTATTAAAATAAACAAGTTACCGTGGAAAGTCTGGAAATTTACTAAGATGAAAAATGCTATAATAATTGATATTGGATATCGTGCAATTTGGATTATTTGGAGTAACAAATGAAAAGTATAAAGTATTTTACCAAAAATATAGACAATCAGTGGGAACAGATTGATCCAAAAATTGCAGATGATGTCATAAAACAATATTTTGAAAGGCGATATATTTGGACTGTAGGCATGGGAATGTTTATTATTGGTTTTCTTTTTGGAATTATTGCTTCTTGACATACCCACTTTTTTATGTTAAACTGATAAGGCTGGAAAAAGCGTAACTATAGAGAAAAGAGAGAGCATGAATCCAGAAATTACATTAGTTGGTCGTCTAGGCACAGAGCCAGAAAAGATCGGTGACAAAGGAATTCGTTTCCGTGTTGTTACAAGTGATCGTGTAAAAAATGCAAATGGCGAGTGGGTTGACAAAGATACATCTTGGTGGACAGTAAAAATGTGGAACAAGGCTGCAGAACAGGCATTGGCTACAGTTAAAAAGGGTCAAGAAGTAATTATTCGTGGCACAATTTATCAAGATACTTGGACAGATAAAACAGACGGATCAACACGTAGTTCGTATGATGTACGTGGCGAATCTATCGGAGTAACATCTTATAGTTTGTCAAAGAACAAAGTGGCAACAATGGTTGCAGCATCCACTGAGGATCCGTGGAAGTAAAGTGATTGATGGGCAGCCAATGAAAAAAATAGGAATAGTAACGTTGGCTGCCTTTCTTTCTGCAGTCGTAGGATACATAACTTTTAACAAATTTATTGATTCATTTGAAAATTTTGATTTAGATTTAGAAGAAGATGATGAAAAAGAATCTTTTTAGACCAGATTTGGTAGAACATAAGTCTCATCCACCATTACGATGGATAGCAAATTTTTCTGGAAGTATTTCAGGTTGGGCTATACTAAAAATTAGTAATTACGATGAACTAGAAAACTTTGGTTGGAGATATAAGTTTCATTCACTAATCTGGAAAATTACTTGGCCATTTTATTATAGGTTTGGCACATTCTATTTATTTGATTTTGATATAGAAGGAGATGGGTGGAACGATTACGATTCAGATGGTGTTCCATATTGGGAAAAAGGGGTTGATTGGGATTATGAAGATGAAGAAACTGGAGATGCCTTTAGAGTGATTAGGAGTAAAAATGGGAACATGTAAATGTGGATTTTCTACAGATGAAGAAAAAAACTGTAATGGTACACATAAAATAGTAAAGGCTGTTAGAGATCAAATAGCAAAAGAGATTGAAAATATTGATGTCTCCGATGGAAAACTTAATGGACTTGGCATGAAGGTTTTAGCACTAAAGGTAGTAAAAGGACAATGAGAAAAGTATTATTTAAATGTCCTAAATGTAGAACTATAATGATATTTGAAATTGTTGACGACAACATTAAGATTCATGATGTACCGCCATGTATTTGTGGTAAGGCTAGGATGGTAAATATGTCATCGCATGAATATGCTTACGGAAATATTTAAAAAATAAAAAATTATTTATAATTTTTTTTCTGCCAAAAAAGTTTTTTATATCCGTCATAAAAATGTTTATTTTTAATTGCAAAATTTTTTGCCCAAAATTCTTTTTCATGCTTTTCAATAGATGATGTCCAGTTTTCTCTTTTAATTGGTATCATTTGAAACATCGGTGTTCCTGAAGGTATAATTCCATTAAAATCTTTTTGTACAAAAAATGGTAGATTTCCAGCAAATGTTTGTGTAAAATGATCAAAATCAATTATTCCACTTAAAGTAAAAAATGGAAGGTCTATTCTATTAAATGGATGAGTTATAAGCATACTCCAGCCTTTTGGAAGCACTGGTGTCCAGTTAACACTCCAAGTATACTCTGTATTATAAAAAGATTCTGAAAGTTTAACATCGGTTGCTCTTCTTACCCCCATTATTGTTGGTCCAGAAGCATATGCATATATTTTTTTACCATCATCTAAAGTTTCAAAAGAAATATCTGTCCAAGTTTCCTGAATGTAGCCTGATATAAAACTATCAAGAAATGGAGCACAATGTTTAAAGTTTAATTCTGTTTGACCATCAGGCAGCATATTGTTTAGCGCTAAAGTTCTATTATAGTTTGGTTTAACATCTTTATACCAATCTGGTATGTATTCTTTTGCTGGTTTTGGGTGCGGTACAAAAAGATGCGTTTCATCTGTTGCTGGTAAAAATTTTATATGCATATATTGATTATATCAGAATCGTGTGTTTTATGCAATAGTGTATAATAAAAATATGCCAGAACTTAATGCCAACATACCGCCAATAGAATGTTATGTGCGGGGTAACTTTTTGAGGGATCAAAAAGATAGTCATGATCAATATTTTCCATGCATTATTTTTGGAGTTTCTAGTGTGCCAAACAGAAGTCCACTATTTCATTTTATGATGGAAGATGGTGGTGTATGGTGGAGAATGCCAATAAATGCTTTTTGTACTAAGTCAGGTGTGCCCGAAGTTGATTTGCATAATTTAGTATTATGGAACTCATTTAGTCCATTTGTTACTGTAACAAAGTTTTCTGGACTTACAAATTTAAAAATGTATTATATAGATAGAAGTAAAACTAAGATATCTGGTAAATATTTATTTACTCTTGACTGGTATGGTGGAGATGGCAATAGTTTGGATGATGGGTATTCAGAAACTCCTGGACAACATAAGTGTGGGCATGTTATTCAAAGAGATGATGGAAACTTTGCAATTCAACCAAACAATCGTATATTTATACTAGAACCATCTTTTACTACAAAGGTTGGTAAACCACTTATTCATAGATTAATTAATCATTCTAATAAATGGGATGTAGAGGATGCTTCTAAATGGATTACAGAAGATTCTGACGCATATCATTATGAAATTACAAATATTGACAAAGAGTGATAAACACGGTATAATATAATTATGGAAAAGGGTAGAGTCGTTGTTTGCGATAAATGTAAAAAGGAAATTGAAGTAAGATGGGGAATTTTTGCTCATCAAACTTTAAATAGACACATGAAAGAACACTAAACTGTGGCAGAAATATCTTTTGAAATCTGCACAATTCGTGGACATGAATATATTTTTTGTACCACATGCTATTCAATTATTAATCCAGTAAAACAGGCCGATCATGTCAGATGGCATGACTCTTTAAAAAATAATGAAATATAGGGAGCAGTAGCCAAGTTGGTTAAGGCCCCGAACTCATAATTCGGTTATCGTAGGTTCAAGTCCTACCTGCTCTACAAGTAATTACGCTGGTGATATAATCATAATATGTCAATGGAACAAGAAATAGAGCAAGTGCTATTTAATATTGGTAAAACTATACATATACATAAAATTGATAATGACCATTCTGTTATTGAAATAGATTATCGTAAACATTTAAATGATATAATGGAAATAATTAATAGGCATAAGGGGTAATCTTGGCTAAAATTGTTTTCTTGGGTAACTTTGGTGTTGATTATAGTAGTGAAAGTCATCATACTAAATCATTAGAGTCTCTTGGGCATACCGTCATTAGAATGCAGGAGCAAAAGGCTAAGAGTAATGTGATTTTGGCTGAGGCTTTACAAAGTGATTTATTTGTTTGGGTACATACTCATGGATGGAAAACTCCAGGATCTCCATCTATGGATGTAGTTTTAATGGAACTAAATAAGGCTGGAATACCAACAATGACATATCATTTAGATCTTTGGTTTGGTTTAAAACGTCAAAAAGATTTAGAAAATGATAACTTTTATAAAACTATTGGACATTTTTTTACAGTTGATAAATTAATGGCAGATTGGTTTAATGAAAATACAAATGTAAAAGGACATTATATTCCCGCTGGAGTATATGGAGAAGAGTGCTATCTTCATGAAGATTATGGCAATGGGTATGAGCATGATATTATATTTGTTGGCAGCAAAGGATATCATCCAGAATATCCGTACCGACCAATGTTGATAGATTATTTAAGAAATACATATGGCAAGAAGTTTTTGCATGTTGGTGGAGATGGCGATACTGGAACAATTCGTGGTGAAAAGTTAAATAGAATTTATGCTAAAAGTAAAATTGCAATTGGTGATAGTTTAAACCTTAATTTTGATTATCCTTATTATACAAGTGATAGGCTGTTTGAAAGTACTGGACGTGGTGGTTTTACAATTTATCCCAACATAAAAGGACTTGATGATTTATTTATTGATAAAAAAGAAATTGTTTTTTATGAACATGGTAATTTAAAAGATCTTAAATATAAAATTGATTATTATCTTGAACATGATGAAGAACGTGAATCCATAAGGATCGCTGGACATGAAAAAACAAAGAAAAAGCATACCTATATTCACAGATGGCAAACTATTTTAGGAGAACTTAAACTATGACAGAAATGATTAAGACAACAATTAATGGTGAGTTTGATATTGTTTTGCCAAAACATCGTGCTGATCGTCCTGAGTGGTATACAGACAAAGGTTGGGAAAAACAAAGATTAATGTCTATGTATAACAATATTAATTACGGTGATGTAATGTATTATGTTGGTGGAGAAGAAGGAGAGATGGTTGCTCTGTGTCAAATGTGGGGTGCAGAGGTAATAATATTTGAACCCAATCCAAAAGTTTGGTCACACTACCCTTTGCTTTGGAAGGCTAATGATTTGTCTATGCCAATCGCATGTATACCTGGATTTGCATCTAATCAAAATAATCAGTTAACAAGAATTTATAAAAATGAGTGGCCGCCAGAAGCAGACTCAGAAATTGAAGCAGCACATGGATTTAAAGAATTACATTCTGAGGGTAAAAAATATGGTCAAATTACAATAGACGCTTGTGTATATGAACAAGGATTAAAGCCACCGACTGCAATAAGTTTAGATGTTGAAGGAAGCGAGTGGGCAGTATTAACTGGTGCAGAAAAGGTGCTGAAAGAATACAAACCAAAGATCTGGCTATCTGGTCATCCAGAGTTTATGATTATGTATTGGAATAAATATTTGTGGGATCTTAGATATTGGTTAATGCAATTAGGATACAAAGAAACTATTTTAGATTATCAGCATGAGGTTCATTTGTTCTATGAGCCAGTATAAAGCATACATATTTTCTATAAACCCACTAGATGCCGCTGACGGAAAATGGGACTATGGATTATTAAAAGAAACTTTTGAGCGTCACCATATTGAACAAATAGTTGTAAAAAATATACCAAGTGATGAAAGAGCATTCGTGGTTATACCTGGACAAGGAAATGCTGGTAAAGAACAACTAATTAATAAAGAACTTTTAAATATTAATAGAGTTATATTATTTATTACAGGAGATGAATCAGCAAGATTTAATATAGATCTTATTAGTCATCCAAATATTGAAATCTGGATTCAGTACCCTCATAAAAAACATGAAAAATATAATAGATTTTTTATTGGAGTTCCACAGCATTTGAAGCAAGAAAAACCAGATTATCCTAGTAAGTATTATGATATTTATTTTGGTGGTCAAGTTACACACCAACGTAGAAAACAGTTAGGAGAGGTCATGGAAGGCCTTTCAAATGCCTTATATAGGCCTACAAGGGGCTTTGCACAGGGCGATACACCAAAGGACTATTACAAGACTCTTGCAGGGACTAAGGTGGCTCCTGCTCCAGCAGGTGCTGTAGTAGTAGATTCATTTAGATTTTTTGAAGCCATAGAAATGTTGTGTATGCCTATAGGAGATGGGAGAAACTCTAAAGGTGAAATTGATAACTATTTTAATTATATTTATCCCAAAGAATTACCATTTCCAGTAGTTGATAACTGGAATGAAATAAATCATATATTACCAAATCTTATTTTAAATTATCCCAATAATATGCATCGTGTAGTTTGTTGGTGGCTAAAATATAAAAGAGATTTTGGATTTAAGATCATGAGGCAGTTACATGAACAAGAATGATGTTACCCCAGTACTTGTTACATCTATCTTGCCAAGTCATCCAGATACCCGCATCCTAGATGAAACACTTAACTCTATACGCTTTCACTTTCCAGATAATGAAATTATTTTGCAAATAGATGGTTTAAGAGATGAGAGACTTAACCGTAAACCAGACTATGATGAATTTAAAAATCGTATTTTATGGAAATGTATGCATGAATGGAAAAACGTTTTGCCAGTAATTTTTGATGATCATTCTCATCAAACAACTATGATGAAAGAAACAATTGGAATAATAAATACATCTGCACTTCTTTATATTGAAGGAGATGCACCACTTGTTATTGATAGATCAATAGATTGGCAACAATGCTTAGATATGTTAGAATATCAAAAAGCCAATACAATTAGATATCATTTTGAAGATCAGATACCTAATGAGCATTGGCATTTAATGCTTGGTCTTGAAGGTGAATTTTTAAGAACTAAGCAGTGGAGCCAGCGTCCACATTTGAGTACCGTTCAATATTATAGAGATATTGTTTTACCATTTTCAGATGATAAAACTTTTATAGAAGATAAATTTCATGGAAAGGTTCAGTCTGACTCTTGGGATAAGCATAAGTTGTGGATTTACTATCCTGATCGTGGTATTAAAAGATCGTATCATCTAGATGGTAGGCAGGGAACTAGAAAGTTTACATCTGATGATGATGTTTGGGGATACACAGAATGAAACTTGGAATCATTGCCAGATGCGACAATACTGGGCTAGGGAATCAAACAAGGGAATTAGTAAACATGCTAAGTCCAAATAAAATACTTTTAGTTAACTCGCATAAGTTTAATCAAAATAAACAACATCCAGAATGGTACTCTGGATATAATGTAATAGAAACTAATGGCTTTCCTAAAACACAGGAAATGAAAGAGTTTTTAAATGGTCTTGATGTAGTATTGAGTTGTGAAACCTTTTATGGACATGCATTTATTGATTTTGCAAATAGAAAAAATATAAAAACAGTTCTTCAATATAATTATGAATTTTTAGATCATTTAACTAATCATAATATTTCTTTTCCAACAATAATGCTTTCTCCAAGTTTATGGAAATTTGATGAGGCACAAAAAATATTTGGACATAAAACAAAATTATTACATTTACCTCCACCAATAGATATAAATAATTTTAATAATGCAAAACAAAATAATATATCTAAAACACATTATAAACTTCTACATATTGCTGGGAAAAAAGCAGCAAAAGATAGAAATGGTACTGATACTGTAGTTGAAATGCTTAACTATTCTAAACAAGATTACGAACTAGTTATAAAAAGTCAAAGCGATATAGATATAAAGTCAAAAGACTCAAGATTAAAAGTAGAAATATCTAATGTAGAAAGTAATGAGTCATTATATAGTGGATTTGATGCAATGGTTCTTCCAAGAAGATATGCTGGTCTGTGTCTGCCAATGAATGAGGCGTTGTTAAGTGGCTTGCCAGTATTTATGACTGATATATCTCCAAATAATTATATATTGCCAAAAGATTGGTTAGTTCGTTCTGAGCAGATTGATAAACTAAAAACAAGAGCAATGCTTGATGTATATTCTGCTGATCCTAAAGCATTAGCAAAAATTATTGATCATTACTTTCATAAAGATAAAAAAATATTAGAACAAAAAGAATATGCTTTTCAAATTGGCTATGATAATTTTTCATCAGAAGTATTAAAAAATAAATATATCGATATACTAAAATAGGGCGAACCTATTTTTAAGTCCGCCCTAATATAATTAATTAAATTATTCAGCAGCCTTTTTCTTTGGCTTTGCAGCCTTAAGTGCTTTTTCAACAGCAGATGCTGCTGGCAAACGACCAAATGCTGGATCGTTTGGATTTAATGCACGTGCTGCTACTGGAATAACTGCGCCGACAAGTGCAGCCCAGAGATCTTTTGGATCTGTTACTCCAGCAACGTAAAGCGCTGCTGTTGCACCAATAATTGAACGCATATATGATGCAAGCATTGCCTTGTGTTCTTTCTTAAGTTCCATTTTGTCCTCCTAGGATAGAACCTTTATTAGTATAGCATAGCCAGCCCAGAGACCAATTATTCCTGCCACCCCTGCAAAAACTGGAGGTGCTGGTACTGGTAATTTGAATGCTGCGAAAATTACGCCACATCCAAAACCTGTTAATGTTGAAAGTATTACTTGTTTCATATTTATCCTATCTAAAACTTTTTCGTTGCCAATATTGTTTTTTATATCCCCCAGTTAAGAATCTTCTTACTGAAAAATTATCTCTAATTCTTTTATTATTGTCAAACTCTAACTTTTCAGAAACCCAATCTTCTCTTTTTATTAAAGTCATCTGAATTATAGGAGTACCTGCTGGTATTAATCCCTCAAAACCTTCTTTTACTAAAAAGGGTACTGGACCTGGAACGCTCCAATGATCTGTATCAATAATGCCAGTCATTGTATGAAATGGTAAATGAAAATGATTTGATGGATGATGATACATTGTGCTGTAACCTTTTGGTGTCTTTGGTTCCCAAAAACTATTCCAATGAAGTTCTGTATGATAATATCCATCAAATTTAGGAAAAAGATTTTCTGTACCAAATTCTTCTAATCTAGTTGATAAAGGTCTTAGATGGCCAGCCCATTTATATGATAATAAATCTTGTTGAGTTCCAGGATCTTTGCCATTATACATTATTGTAACATCACAAGGTAACTCATATATATAACCAGACGTGAATGAATCAACAAAAGGAACACATTTCTTTGCACTTCCTCGTTTATCGCCATTTATTTGGCGATGACTATTTGGCATTTTTTTAAACCAATCTGGAATATAGTTCTTGGCTGGTTTTGGATACATATTCAAAATATCAATATCTTGGTTTTGTGCAACAAAATAAATATCTTTACTCATTACCATCCTCCTCACCTGGTTGATCTAGTGGAGTTGGAGCAGTTGCAAATGTTCCACATGTATGACACTCTATATCAAGATGATACATGCCAATTGTATATGTTTCTGGATCAAATGCTACTAATGCTTTAAAAAGTGTTCCACCGCAATTGGGGCACTCACATGTTGGAATCCCTCTAGCATCAATCATTTGCTTCCTCTGGCAAAAGAGTCTTTAACTCTTCAAATTCTTTGGATATTTTTTTTAATGCAAAATCATGTGGTGGCATCATGCCCTCTACAGCACCACCATATTTATTATAGTAATCTAATTGTGGCTCAACTTCCTGAATAAATTTCTTTAATCCCGCCTGAACTTTTTCTATATAATCAAAAGCCCAATCTCTTGAATCAGATAAAAATTTTATAAAATGCTCTCGATTTGTATCAAATTCTTCTGGCGCAACTTCTGTTTTTGAATCTAAAAGGTCTTTATATACTTGACTAATCATTATTAATTGTGCAGCAGAATCTCTTATTACTGTTAATTTACGATATGTAATTACATATGATGTAAAAAAAGATATACACATTAATCCTAAAACAATATTAGTCCAGGTCATTTTACCCCTATCTATAAACCAATTGTACTACTATTATTATCTTTTGTCAAACCATACATTTTTTTAAAATCAAAACCTATAAACTTCTCGTATGACTTTATATGCCTATAGTTTCCAGCACCAAAAATACCTTCTTCAATTCCGCACAAAACACGTTTTTGTTTATTTTTTGATATTGATTCAATTTCTTTCCAAGACATCTCTCTTATATTTCTATCTTTCCATATCTTGCTGTAGCCTGCTCTACTATAAAAATGATAAACAATATTTTTAGCGGGAGAATAAATATCCCAACCACGTGTCCAGGCTCTCATTGCAAAACAAATTTCTTCTCCAAAAAAAGAAATTTCTGGATCATATGGTACCTCATTTACAATGTTTCCGCTAGAAAAAATAAAACCAGCGAGTACTGTAGATGATTGCTCTGGAATTTTTTGATTAGATAATTCAATTCTTTTTGCTGTCCACTCATTTCTTTTATTTAAAAATGGAATTTGTTTTGTTGGATATGGTGGTTGTTCTTTTATCTTTGTTGGGAAAGAAACTTCTCCATTAGTTTCCACATGAAAGGGTGCTGGAAAATAAGAAAGAATAACTTTGTTATGTTTACTAATATCTTTTGCTTTATTATATTGATCTAAACAAACCAAGTCCCAATTTTTTACAAATCTTGTATGCGAATCAATTTGTAAATAATATTCTTCGTTTTTATAAAGTTGCATTGCTTTAGATCTAGCAAAACCAACCCCTTTAGCATCTCTTGGATGCATTTTAATTATAGATAAATTGGGTACCCAACTAAGATCTGGCTCATATCTATTAATCTCTTGTAAAACAATACCAAAAAATATTTCACTATTATTTGAACAGTTATCAATAGCAGACATTATTGTTGGAATTAATTCTGGGTCCCTATAACTTGCAATTGATATAAATATTTTATTTTTCATGTGTAACCCAATAGTACTTACATGTTGAACAACATGGTTTATTGTATATGCTGTGTTTGGCATAACCAAATTTGGCATAAAAGATAGGATCTTTATCAAATAAATTTGCCTTGTGTGTAGTAATAATACGCATAAGTTTATTAGTGTCTGACCAAAATAATGGCTGTTTATCTCCCCATGTATTCCAGCATTGATTTTTCAATCTATTAAGGTTGGCTTCATTATTTTCTGTACGAATACCTCGCCCACGAGCCTCATGAATCATAGCCTGTACATATTGCCATAAGCCACGCTCATAGCCTTTCCACATAAGAACTGCGGGATGATTGCGCCAACCACCAGTAGGAGACTTGCCAGACAAAACATTGAGAATCTGATAACACTCAAGAATCTGTTTATTTAGACGCTTATTGTCTAGCCAACGGGCAGTAGTAATTGCATTTGCAGATGGCAAAAATGTTTGCATTATATTGTTGCCATTTCTTGACAGCGTGTACACATCTTATAGTTGTTACCTGTAAATGGACACTTGCCAACCTCAATAAAAGAATGATCTTTAATAATACATATAAAAGATTTAAATATATTTTTAATCATGTTTCCCCCAATCATATTAATTATACATCATTAACAAAAATTTGTCAATTTTTTATTTTTTTAAACTATTTAAAAATTTATTATGATCCGTACAACTTTCTACAACTTTTTGTTGAGATAAAACTAATTTTGAGTATTTATCCCACCATACTTTATTTTGATTAATTTTTTCTTTATACTTATTAATTAACTCTTCTCTTATAATATTTATACCACTAATTATTTTTAACCAACTAATATGTCCCCAGACATTACCCAACGTATCGTCATACTTGTCTGGCATTCTTTCTGACCATATTTGTAGTTTATTTTTTAAATACTCTGGAGCATTATCATATGAAAATTTTTTCCAAAATTCTGTATCATTTCTTTGACTCATGTAGTGCAAATATATACAGTCCACAACCTCGTCGTTTAATTTTGTACAAAAACTATTATATTCATTACGAATAACTTCACTGCAATCAACCCAATTTGGATTTGAAATAAGTTTTTTTAAAGACAAGATACTAACAAAAATTGATGTAGCCTCTAAAGGCTCTATAAACCCAGAAGACAAACCTATTGCTACGCAGTTATTAATCCATGTTTCATTAAAATAACCAGCATTAAATTTAAATGCACCCTTATTTTTTCTAGGATATTCTGGTTCAAAGCCAAGCATTTCTTCTATCTCAGCCATAGCATCATTTTCTGATATAAGAGAGGAATCAAAAACATATCCACAACCATATCTAGACTGTAATGGAATTTTCCATATCCATCCATATTTCATAGCAATTGCTTCTGTATAGGGTGGTATTGACTCATCTATTTTTAAAAAAAATGGAACAGCAGAATCAACTGGCAAATATTTAGAATGACTATGCCAATTTGAATTAAAAAGTTTTTCTATTATTAATCTATTAAATCCAGTACAGTCAAAAACAAAATCACAATCAATTACTGTTTCATTTTCTAATACTATTTTATTAATGAATTGTTTTTCATTTGTATGAATATTTTTTACTATTCCATCTATCACTTTTATATTTCTTTCAATGCCAATTTCTTTTAACCTATTCGCCATTTTAGATGCATTAAAATGAAGAGAAAAAGCAGAAAATCTATCATAGTTTAAAATTGGATCTGCATATTGTGTTTGTTTAAGAATACTTTTTAAAGAAAATGGAACTTTATTTTTTTCAGATATTTTTCTTAATAAATCTACATCGTCAAAAGTTTTATTTATTGATAAGTTAGCAATAATGGGAATGTTGCTAGAAAAAGAATATTCATCAACATCTAAAGATTGTATTCCAGGGACAATGTTATCAAGTGTTGCAAAATTATGATAATAAAATTTATTATCATTATTCCAATTTGTAAACTTAATTCCATTTTTTACAGTGGCATCACAATTTTTAACCAAGTCAGAAAATGGTATTCCTATAAAATCAAAAAGAGCAATGATATGTGGCGTACTTCCTTCACCAGCACCTAAAATTCCTATATCTTGAGATTCTATAACTACAACCTCATAGTTTTCATAAACACGTTTTACATACAATGCGGTCAGCCATCCAGCAGTTCCACCACCAACAACAACTATTTTTTTCATTTTATTTTCTCTCTTGTGACAAGAACTATAGCGCCTTCCATCTCTAAGGCTTTTTTTACCATTGAAACATATTTAACTGCCTCTAACTTTTGATCATGTGTCATATTAACAAAGGATCTTTCATTTAATTTTATAGTAATAAAAGAATCATTATCAATAATATCAATACCAAAATTTTTTGGAGCAATTATAGAATGAAAAGCCATACGCATTTTATCTGTATACATTATTTATATTCTTTTCGTTCCCAAACTGTATTTTTATATGCTCTTTTAATAGTAGAAAAATATTTTTCTGGCATTATCATAGACTCATCTTCATCATATTTTTCATGTTTTCTTTCCCATAAATCACGTTTTATTGGAATTATCTGTGCAATTGGGGTTCCTTTTTCAATTATTCCAGAAAAACTATCTTTGATAAAAAATGGAAAATGTACGGGGAGTTTAAAATTATCACAGTCAACAATTCCAGTAATAGTCATAAATGGTAAATCAAATCTATTTATTGGATTTAAAAACAATAAAGAATATCCTTTTGGAACATTTATATTGAATTGATTATGCCACTTATAAACATGTTTAGAGTAACCTTCTGGGCATGGCAAACCTTCCCATTGAATATCTGAGTGGTCAGTTATTATTCTTCTTGTAGTTCTCCATTGAATAAATGGTTGGCCGTCATCTTTTTTTACCACCTCAATATCTGATGTTAAAAATACCATATACCCTGCTGTTAATGCATCAAAAAATGGAGTGCATTTTTTATATGTAGATGTTACTGAAATACGGTCAAGCGGATCTATTTCTGATTTTGCAAAAGAGTATTTTCCTGGAGATTTTCTGTACCACTCTGGCACAAATTCTGATGCTGGAACTATATTAAAAAAATTTTCCGAATATTTTTCTCTAGGAGTAATTACAATTTTTTTTCTCATTGTTGCTCCGTAGTTAGTGCCTGCCAAATATAAGACCATTCTTTTTTAGTCTTATGGCTATTAAATTCTTTTGAAATTTCTCCATTTTCTAAATATACACCACCCCAAACACCCCATTCTTTTCCAGAAACTCCGACAGCAAAACAAAGTTTTGCTACAGGACAGGTGCGACAAAGAGAATCAACAAACTGCCTTGTTTCTGGTTTTTCTTCGTATCTATCAAAATATATGTTTGTATCTGATCCTAAACATAAAGCATTATCTTTCCAAAGGTGCTGCTTCATGTTTATACCTTATATTTATTCGGAATATCCCATCCATTTCTGGTAACTGGATAGATGCGTTGTAAATACCACACCCCATCCACCCTAACTCCACTTGTGGAGGTACGGCCAGATTCTGATTTTTTACGATCTGCTATGTCCCAACCAATCCAAAAAAGATTCTTGTTACGAGACACTATTTTTTCCATTTTATCTAAATCTTTAATTATCATAATTTTCCTTAAAATCTAAAAATTCCAACTTCTTTGGAATTAAGTTCTGCGATAGAAATTAACTTAGAAACCTTTTGTTTAGGTTTACTTAAAAATACAAAATAATTCATGTACTCCATATTTTCTTCCACCCATGCTGATGTAACTTTAAAATATTTAATTTTTTTACCTCTTGCCTTCATTCCACGCTCAGAAAGATTACAAAATTCAGAAACCATAGAATTAATTTTTGCTGGTCCTGCAGAATAAACATATAACTCATTATCATTTTCATTCATGCTAGACATTGCTACACCCATTGCACGAAGAAAAATATTATACTCTTCAAACTCATTCGTTCCCTGAACTACTATGTTCATCTGTATCACCCCTATTTAAATTATCCAGTATAAAAAGCATTTTGTCAAGTTCTTTTTTAGGCATATTTTCAATATCTACTGGTTTAGCAGTTTCTGGATTAGGAACATTTTCAATAGTTTCTGAACTATAAAAAACATTGTCTTTAATCCAGTATGCAGTACCGTCTATTATAATGGCCTTAATTTGATCTTCTTTTATTCTTTTTGTAGACTGTGTGCTTTTTTTTATGTTTTTATTTTTAAATAAAAAAGATCCAATAAGGTTATGCCTTGTGCTTTGCCTTATTTTCTGTTTTTTATTTTTTTTTAAAAACATTTAAAAATTACACCACGCCTGGATATTTCTTTCTTATTTTGTTTGCATCTTCTTTTTTAACAAGTTTTTCAAATTCTCTTGACATTTTATCTAAACCACTTATTCTACCTTTAAGTTCTTCTCTATCTTTTTCAAAAACTGCAGATTGTTTTTGAAATAGTTCATATAGTTTATTATACTTATCAGTTAGTTGAGAAACATCAAACTGTGCAATTAATGCTGCTAACTCAAGATCAGCAACTCTCTTTTTATAATAAACAATAGCATGTTTAATATCACTTGGTAAATTTTCTAAATCTGTCATATTTCCCCCTAGTTATTAAATTTGGAAAGCAGAGCCTTCCCAAACTTTTTTTGCTTTATTTTTTTCACGATTTACTATTTTTCGTGACCAAGAAAATCCAGCATCTCCGCCCCATGCATCCCACATAATGCGACCATTTGATGGATTACTAATATTATAGAAGTCTTTTCCCTTTTTGTCAACTTCATGACGAGAAAAGAAGGAATACATTCTTTTTACTGTATCTAAAGATAGCCCACGCCCTGCAACTATGTCAGTTGCACGACCCCATCCAACAGGAGTTCCAGCACCTTTTGCCTTACCCTCTTCTTTCCAGCGTAATGCACGACGTGCAGCAGCCTTCATGCCAGCAGTAGGCGTATATGTTTCTGCTTTATAAATATCTGAAGGTTGTATGATTTTACTTCTTGCCATTTTTACTATACTCCCCGTATTTTCCAAGAACTGCTTTTACTGTGCCATCTTTTCTAAGGCGAACAACATTTCCGTCTTTAATTTGAACTGGATTAAAACCACGATGTGGTTTATATTTTCCGCTAGACATTATTTTGTAAACGGATTTAAATCAAATACTGATCCGCCCCACATAGTTTTACGAACTCCTGGCTTCCAGTCTTCTGGAAGCATATCTACTAATCCTAGTGCACGAGCACGGCGAATAATGTGTTGTTTTGCAGAATCATAATTTTTTGCACGACCAACAGATCTAATTGCATTCATTAAATCATTACGATTTGCAATTGGAAAAGATCCATCTGGCATTGCTGTTCCTGCTTCTGCCATTCTCTCACGAGTAGAACTTGAAAACTCACGTTTTTCTGCCTCAATGCCTTCGCCCTTGTATGTTCCACCACGACGCTTATATTCTTGAACTACCCAAGCATTAGCAACTGCGGAAGGATAAACATCAAACTTATCTTTTGCTGCTTGCACAACTCTTGCATATAATCTTGGATTAGATGGTTCAGATCCGCCACTGCGTGGCTTAATCATTTCTCCATAATTAGGCTTCTTTGCCTTATCTATATCATCTTCATCATCTTGCATTTCGTGCATTGATTTATCAATACCAACATTTGACTCTAGAGATGGCATTGGCATAACCTCTGACGCCTCCATACCTATAAAATATTCTGTCTCTTCTAATCCGCCATCTTCCATTTCAAAAAGTTGAATTAATACTGCTGGTTCTTCTGCAGAAGCCATAATAGAATATTCTGATCCAGGATATCCAAGCATTCCCTCAGTCATTACATGAACAATACGACCAACATAAACTTCATCATCATTAGGAGCCATGACCATATCGCCTTCTTTGACCATAGCCTTGCCTATATTGCCCTCAGAACGATTAATTGCATAGATCTGTGCTGCTGCTTGAGAACGTGTTTGATGGCAGCCCATAACCTCATTTGTACCGTCTTTTAGAGCGGGATATCCCGCACATCCATAAGACCCTTTAGCACCTACATGATATGGCATAATGCCATTATATCAGATTGTTATAGACCAAGGACTCTTTTTATTTCATTAATTGACCAGATATCCTCATCTGGCAAACTAGCGATTTCTTCTTTATTGAGCGCTTTTGATGTTAATTTTACAGTAGGATTATCAGATAGAAAATCAACATCCAAAAATCCTTTTTCCCAGAGTATCATTATTTTATCATTTACATACTTCAGGTGTTCTTTATATAGTTCTGGCATAACTTCCTTTAACTTATAAGTAAAATTATATAAAAATTCGCCAGTTTTTTCATTTATTCCAGCAATTTCTAAAGCACCTTCTAATAATAGTTTATCAAAAAGTTGTTGATCATTACTATTCATTTATAAATTCTATCAGACTTTCTTTAGTTTGTCCACCACTTAATCTTTTAATTTCTTTACCATTTTCAATAAAAATAAATGTAGGTATAGATTTAACATTAAAATTTAATAACATTTCTTTTTCACTATCTGCATCTATAAAATGAAATTTTATATTATTTTGATTACGGTTAATTTCTTCTACTATCGGACGAGTTTTTTTACATGGGTTACACCAGTCTGCAGTAAAATAGTATACAAGTTTCATTTTCCAGATTTTTTTCTTTGTGCTGCCAAAGCAGAAAAGTCTTTAATTTTTGTTTCTCCAAGATAGCCCCAAGCATAACCATCACTGATCATCTTATTATTAATAGACTCTGACTCTCCGTTAACATATAGCCAACCAAGAATGCGACCATATTTTTCAGATGAATCCATTTTTTCTGTTCTAATTATAATAGACTTTGCATCTTTAAGTTGTTTTTTTAAATAATCTTTTGATTCAATACCCAAACTTTTTTCAAATTTATCAGATGTACGAGATTCTGGGGTATCAATACCAGCCAAACGAACACGCTGTTCAAATAAAACATTAAATCCTAAGTCAATTACAACATCTATAGTATCTCCATCAACTACAGACTTTATCTCTCTTACAAAATATGTATACATTAATTATGACTTCCAACTAGTTTATTTTCTATAAGACGGTCACGTTCATCAATTACCTCGAGCATGAAAGCCATCATTTTAGTATAAGCATCTGGATTATTCATAATTTTATCATAATGATGTCCGCAAAATAATAGATCTCCAGTTGATCCTTTTACCATAACATATGCTTGAGCATTACATCTATCGCAACGATCAATTGCTTTTAAAAGACACTCTTTTTCCTCTACTGCTGGTTTTTCTTTAATAATTGGACGTGCCATACGTATATTATACCCCTAGTTTATTAATCAAAACTCTTTTTTGACCAGACCATTTTTTTATAACCATCTGTAAAAAAACTTCTCATAAATGTGCCAAAAGTCACATCAGTTGAACTTGAATAGTACGACTTCCAAGAATCTCTTTTAAATGGAATAACCTGTGCTATTGGAGTTCCTCTTGGTATTATCCCAATAAAATTTGGATCCTTTAACATAAAAGGAAATTCCACAGCAGATGCATACTTATCTGTATCAACAATTCCTGAAAATATACTCAATGGAGTATCGTGGTGTGCTGGTGGAGTAAACAAACAAGAGTATCCTGGCGGAGTTTTTATTGTCCAAATATTTCTAAACTTTGGTATAGTCGGCTCCTTCATTCCTGGATAATTTTCAACTTGTTCTGGGAAATGAAGAGATACAGCATCAATGCTATTTGGTGTTGATGCCCATGTGAAAAATGGAATATTGTCATAATTGTCTCTTGTTACTTTTAAATCAGCATAGGTTGTTATTATATATCCTGATGTTATTGCATCCAGTACTGGTATGCATTTTTTTATTGTTCTGTTTACTGCCATACCTGCCTGAAGATCAATTTGTAAATCTTTTTGACCAAAATATGGTTTCATTTTTCTATACCATTCTGGTATTAAACTTTTTGCTGGAACTGGTTTATCTGCATCTACAAAATTGCCAGTTTGACATATAAATTCTATTTTTTTCATTTTTTATTATCCGTTGAATAAAATCCATCACCTTTAAACTGTATACCAAATGAATTCCAAACCCTTATCATTGTTGCTCCACAACATGAAGGTTCTCTATCTTCTCCAAATCCACGCTCAAATTCTATCTGAGAAAAACATTGAGAACATTTGTACTCATAAACTGGCATATATATATTCTACCACCCTAACAATTTACTGTCAACTTATTATGAGCAGTTTATCCACTTGCTCAGGTGGTTTTTTATTTATTTGATTTTGATTGTTTTTGGTTTCTTTTCTTCGGGTATGTTACGTTCCACAAAGATGTTAAGAATACCGTCTGCCATTTCAGCACGATCTACCTCCATATACTCTCCAAGAGCAAAGGTGCGTGTGAATTTTCTGGCTGCGATCCCCTTATGTAAAACTTCCTCAGAAGTCTCTTCGGCTTTCTCACCCTTTACAATTAATGTTCCATTATCCACAGAAACCTCAATCTCTGGCTTACTAAATCCAGCAACAGCCAAAGATAACTTGTAAGTGTCCTCATCAACCTTTACCAAATTATATGGTGGGTATGACTGATGAGTTGCCTCACGATGGATATTAGATAAACGATCCAACTCTCTGTTGAATCCAATAAAAAAAGGATCTTTAAAAAGATCCAATGACCATGTACTTACCATTTTTCCTCCTTGTTAAGCGAGTCATTTTAAGTACCCCCATTTGGCGGGTACAAAATAATTATACCATACTATTACTATTCTATCAAATTAGCCTTTATATCTTTTATTAATCTTTTTTTATGTCTAAAAAGTTTATAAAAAGTATCCATGCTTCCTTTGGAAAAACCCATATTTGTATTATTGTTTGCTGCAAGAGATGATCCTAAATAATCCATCATTTTTGAATCAAATATAAATTGTTTAAAGTTAATTTTTTCATCGGTATGAAATTTAATATAATACATAACATCTCCATAATTTACCTCAAACTCATTAAAATCACCTTTTAAAATAAAAGGGAATTCAATATTTCTAAACCATTTACCTATGTCAAATGTTCCAGGAATTGGCATACACCTTTGTGTTATTGCATTATTTTCTAACCATGGAAACTGATAACTACTCATTTGCAAACTATCTTCTTCTGTAAAAAAAATAGTCTCTTGTATAAATGAAAAAACCTTTTTTTGTACATCTCTAATAACTACATGCTGATCAAAAAATCTTTGATCATACAGATCAGAAATTACCTTTCCTTCTTCTATTCTAAATGAATAATCATACATTGATTTTATTTCAAAAATATTTTTTAAACTTTTATTGAATGATGGGCAATAGTTTAAATTAAGTTTTGGATTAGATGGATCGTGAATCCCCCTTGAATAAAAAGTTTTTGATAAACTAGATGGTTCTTCAGCCCTCATCCACTCATCCTGAAGGCTTGCCCAATATATATTAATTGCCATTTTTCCTCTTTTATACTATTCTACCAGAGCCTCCTGTAGGATTTGAACCTACGACATCTCGCTTACAAGGCGAGTACTCTACCCCTGAGTTAAGGAGGCGTATCTCCAACGGGAATCGAACCCGTGTTTACGCCGTGAAAGGGCGTTGTCCTAACCGCTAGACGATGGAGACGGGGCGATCCGTATCGGACTTGAACCGACGACCTCCACCGTGACAGGGTGGCGTTCTAACCAACTGAACTAACGGACCATTGCTGGTCTGGTAGGACTCGAACCTACGACCTAGGCATTAACAGTGCCCCGTTCTGCCAACTGAACTACAGACCAAAACCCTTAGCCTAAAACATTAACAAATGAATTTGTGTTAACTACTCCATTTGTAGTTTTTGCAATAGACTTAATATAGTTATAGGTTGATTGATAGTCACCCTTATAATTTTTAGCCCAGAATGCAGAGAATGCTACTGCTGCACCAGATGTTCCAGAAACACGTTTAATTGATGTATTGTACCAAGCCAAGGCATAGAAATCAACTAAATCTCCAGCATTAAAGAAAGGAGAAACAGAATCATCTTCGCCAGTACCACCGACTGCTACTGCTTGTGGGATACACGCTGGAAAAACAATTCTCTTATAGTCTCTATTATTTCCTGATGGGAAAATTGTTGGAACGCCCATTGTGATTAACTTATCAATATTATCAATAAGTTGTTTATGTACTGATCTAATTGGGCAATAGTTGGATCCACTATTAAGTGAAGCCATGCTTGTTGCAACAGATGAAGATACAGAAACAATATTATACTTAGTCTTATTTGCAACTACCCAGTTTAATGCCTGTGTAACTGAGCGGTCTGCACTAAATGTTCCAGCCCTACCATTGCTCATCGTTCCAGCAACACGAATAAACACTATGTTAACATTTGGATTAATCTGATTAGCAATCAATGCCATAATAGTCCCATGCTCAAAAGTAGGACCTAATGCCTGTGCGCTTGGAAGAGTTGCTGCTCCTGGACCCTCTGCACTTGTTTTTCCATTAGCACATGTTCCACTTTCTACAAAACAAACCTCATAAATAACTTTGTTTTTAAGTACTGGAATTGATGTATCAATTGCTGTATCAATAATAACAATTGATTCGTTTGCTGCCTGTGCGCTTATTGGTTGCAATAATGTAAAACCAAGAACTACTGCAATCCCCACTGCAATTTTTTTCATTTTTCTCCTTTTAATTAGACGAATATTCTAATAACATGTTCGCATGGGTCGCCTCCTGCTTCCCATTCTTGCATTTCTTCTTCACTCATATATTGTGTACCACCGTCATGTGTATGGCAATATGGCTCACTAATCCAACCTCTATCAATACCCTGTAGAAGCCACATACCAAATTCTTCTTCATCTTGTGATAAATCTTCTTTTCCTATATGATTCATATGTATATTGTATCTTTACTTGCTTAAAAAGTCAATTGGATATAAACAATGTGGACTATACAAAATAGCAGCATCTAAAGCCTGAGTGAGCCTACGCTTTGGATCTTTATAGTTTTGGGTGGCATGTAAAGAACCCATAGCATAGGCTGCACCAGATCCTATGGCATGATAAGTCGTGTCATAGGAGATCATTGTTAAGGTAGTTGCTTCATGTTCATACATTCTACCTTTTACACATATTAATAATGAAAAATCAGAATCTTTTTCTGCTGGGATACCCCATTTATCATAAAATGCTTTTAGTGATTCTAAAAATTTTGTACGCATAAATTTATCCACATTGCCTTCAGGAATTGGTGGTTTAAAATTATTTTGTACTATTTGTCCTTCAAGTGTTCCACAATATCCAAATAAATAGTCACCAGATTTCCATATTTTTGGTGTGTCTGATTTCATTTGTTGATGATCATCTACAATGGCTCTTTCTCCTGCCATGTAGCACTTACCATCTTTGATTATTGCTGCTATACAAGTCATGCCTACCCCTAGATTTTCTTGACCTATCTAGTATACCAAAAAGATTTTATAGTGTCAAATATGATATTATTTTACGGTTTGACCACAAGTTGGGCATTTTTTTGCTTCAGAAACAGTTTCAGTTGGCTTTTCAGTAGCACTTCCTCCAGCCTTGAACTTGGGACGACCAAAACCTACAATAGATACCTGTACGCCCTTTTTATTCTTTTTATATGCACGGAGTTGCTTACAGCATTCTCCACCATTTCTTTGGCTACCCTTTTTATTTGAAGAAGTATTTCCTTCAATACACCAAACGGTCCCATCTTCGTTATCTTCAATAACAATTCCGACATGAGATATCCGATCAACGCCATCTGAGGGGAAATCAAAATAGGCAATATCTCCTGGCTCAGGATCAGCGATATCTCCATCAATCCATGATCCAGCCTTCTTAAATGCTGCTGCACCACCTGGAGTATAAACTGTATTTGGAATCTTGACACCTGCTTCGTTTGCACACCACATTACAAAACTTCCACACCAAGGTTGAAAATTTGCCTTGGTGTATGTTCCATATTTCGTTTCGTTATCTTTTGGACCTTCAATATATCCAACTTGTGATTTTGCTATTTGAATTAAACGAGCAGCGGTTCCTTTTGGAGCCTTTGCTGTTTCTGCTGGTACTGGAAAGTCTGTCATAATTAATCCTTATCCCAATCTGTATCAACTGGTTGTTCTGCTGGCATTGCCCCATCAGGTTTTTTAGCAAGACGTGCCCTTACCTCATCAAGTTCAGCATCAAGTTTATCTTCTGCCATTCTAATTTCAGATTCAACTTTCTTATCTGCCTGTGTGTTCTTGGCATCCATTTCTTTATTATCAAGTTGTGCCTTCATAATATCTTTAGCACCAGATTGACCAATTAATAAACCAGCAAGTGTTCCTGTAATAAATGTTGCTACAGAACCAAGCACATTGAAAAACATCTTATCATTTTCTGACTGTGCTCCAATTGGCTGGGTAACAAATAAAAGACCATAAAGAATTCCTACTGATGTAAGAAATAGAATAGAGCCTAATGTAATACCCAAAATAAATTTTAATCTAGCATCTAGATCTTGTGGCGTTAATCTTTCTTTAGCCATTTGTTGTTACCCCCGTTTTTTCTTTTTCTATATTAGAATTTAAATCTGATGGACATGTATTATTTACATCGCAAAGTGGTGGCTTGCATTCTGCACTTTCCCAATTTGCTGGATCCTGACAAGGATAGCGATATGAACCATCATAATTGCACCCAGTTAACAGGGCAGACAAAAGAGCGATTCCAAATATCCTTAGCATACCCACCATTATACCAGTTATTACTCTTTTTCCTCCCGTAAGGAAATTGTAGCAAGCCACAGAATTGTTGATATTACTGTTGCTATTCCTACGATTTGCTGGGCCGTGCCAGTAAGGGTAAGCCAAGCAATGAAGAATCCAAGCAGTGTCCATAGTTGGGCTATACTTTCTTTGACTGCCTTGCCAAACCATTTTATAAAGCCTTTTAAAGCCTTTAGACCTAGGTTTGGAGTCTTTTTAAGTATCTCCCATACCTTTGACACAATTGGTTTTAATTTCTCAACCAATGGTTTAAGGTTAAGGTTTGGTATTTTTACCTTGGGAATCTTAACCTTAGATAGGATAGTTTTAATCTTTTCCATAATCGTATTATATCCTCCTTGTTGACATAACAGAACTAATAATGTTAGAAACCAGAATTACTGGAATAATAACCTCTTGTACCTTTTCTCTTTGATCATCTGTCATATCTTTGCCCCACTCAGATGGACTTGTTATTTTTTCTAAATCAATTTCAGTAAATGTTGAGGCCAGTGCGCCTACGGGATCTGATAAAAATTGTTCTGCCTGTACCTCAGTTATAGCATCTGCTATTGTATATGGCATTGGGGCATCTAGATTTTCATTAGCCCTACTACCAAATTGTTCAAGTGCTTTTGCAACTGCCTCATTAGATTTTGCTAATTCTGCTACTTTTGCTACCTCGCTAGATTTAATACCAAGGGTAGATGCAACCGCTGCTTTCTGCTCTGGACTTAATGTTGCTAGTGTTTGAGAACTTGTTAAATCGGCAAGCAGTCTAGACATATCTTCAGATACTTCAGTATTTTCAGTTTTATCTGGAACTGGAATCACAACATCTTCATCAGGAAATCTTGGATCTTCTGGAGTAACTACATCTGGCTCAACTTCAATAATATCTGGATCTGTGGTAATATCAGGAGATGGCGCAGGCGATGGTTCTGGAGAAGGTTCAACTGGAGTTGGCTCAGGTGATGGCTCTGGAGTTGGATCTATATCCGTTGGCTGAGGTGAAGGCTCTGGTGAAGGCTCAACAGTGGGCGTTGGCTCAGGGCTTGGAGTTGGTCCTGGTGTCACGGTTATTTCAGGTGTTGGAGTTGGAGTGGGTTCGGTTGGTTGAGTTTGCACGGGCGATGGTTCAGGAGTAGGTTCCGATTGTGAATTAGCAATAGCATTTGCAATTAAACTTGCAGTAACACGCATTTCTTCCTGTACTGCTAATTGTTCTTGTGTTGGTCCAACTACAACTGGTTCAGATGATAATGTTGGAGCAGAAGATCCTGGTTGTATTTGTGTTGCTCCCCATGCTTCTAAAGAAACAATTTGTCCATTATGTAATCTAACACCAGTTCTAAGATTAGGATATTCTGGTCCCTGATAACTGTATGAGACAGATATTCCGCCAGTGTTTGTAATAGCAACTAATATATTTATATTGCTTGCCTGTGGAGCATTTTGTTGCCAATATGGTACTGCTTGTAAATTAATTTGAAATCCGCCATTAGAATAAAGTATATCTAAGCCCTGTGTTGCAACACCTCTTCCAGGATACCAGTCCATAGAATATAAAGATATAGATGGCGTAGATGGATAATCATGAAATGTTCCATCTGGTCTACCAAATGTAATTACTGAATTAGTTGTTGCATAAATATTTTCATACTGTACCCCGTCAAAAGTCACGGTACTTGCAATTGGAATCTGGTAAGAAATATCGTCACCAGAACATGTGTCCATTGTATGAACTGTTGGCTCTGCATCACCTTCATAGGCTGCTGCTATTGTCTGAGATTGGAGATAGTTTACACAGGTAGCATAGGCATTATTTGGAAAGCCTAAACTCATAAACAACATTCCCACCACTGCTATTATGCGTAGGAATTTGCTTATTTTATACTCCTATTTAATTATATAGATAAATATATTATACCATTATAAAAGAAAAAGGCGCAGATTTCTCTGCGCCCTAATTCTTTTTAGTTAATTACTTAACTAGTGTTACCTTTGCTTTTGGATTCTTTGCGTTCCATTTCTTAGCAAGGTCATTGAATGACTTCTTAATTGCAGCAAGAGCAGCAGCATTGTCTGCTTTCAACTTAGCAATTTCAGCATCCTTAGCAGCAACTGCATCAGCAAGAGCCTTATCAGCAGCAGCCTTGGCAGCGAGAGAAGCAATTACGGCATCAGCCTTTGCCTTAGCAAGTTCTGCAGCAGCAGTTACAGCAGCAGCATCAGCGGTTGCCTTTGCAGCAGCAAGTTGTGCAGCAGCAGTTGCAGAGTCAGAAGCAGCCTTTGCTACAGCAGCAGCAAGTGCAGCATCAGATGCAGCCTTTGCAGTTGTCAATGCAGCAAGTTCTGCAGCAAGATCACGAACTGCAATATTCTTTGCAACAGAAGAAGTAACGGTATTGAAACCAGTTACAGCAGTTGCAAGATCAGATGCAGTTGTTACGCTGAAAATAACAGCAGCCGAACCAGTTGTTGGAAGCGTAACTTTAAAGTCACGAGTACCAAAATCAGTAAGAGTAGAACCTGTTAGTGCAGTTGTAGTATCAAGAGTACCGTTTGCAACTACAGCAGTAATAGACTTACCAGAAACCTTGTTTCCAAATACGTCCTTTGCAGTAACTGTTAGAGTTACCTGTGTTCCTGAAGCACCGACATCAAGACCAGCAACAGAAATGTCATTGATCTTTCCTACGGCACCTTGAACATAATAAACCTTGGTTTCACCTTGATTAGTAATTGAAACTGTACCTACAGCAGTGGTCTTTGTATAAACAAAGAATGTTGCTGTTGTTCCAGTACCAGTTGCAATTGATGTTGTTGCAGAACCGCTTGAAGCAGTTACTGGAGCAGCAGCAGTTGCTGTAGCAAGTACGATTGTTGCATTTGTTGCGGATGCAGTTACGGCTGTTCCTGTGTCTACAGTTACAACAAACTTAAGTGCATCAGCGGCATCTACAGAGTTGTCTGCTGGAACTGGAAGTTCAACAGCAGTTGTTGCTGAAGTTCCAGCGGTTGACGGTGCAGCCCCATTTACTGTCAAAGCGACAGACATAGGTGCAGCGGAAGCCGAAGGAACATTTACGAGTGTGCCCATGATGGCTGCAGCCAAAACAAGAGCAATCTTCTTTAATGAATTCATTTTTCTCCTTGTATTTTTATATTAGTTTGTATTCATTTAGGTAGTCCCTAACATCGTCAGGCATTTCCCTAGTTTCTAATTCTACCATATCCCTTTGCTTTTGTGCAAATCGGGTTGCAGAACTCCATGTATGAACCTCAATCTCAAGATTAGAGTCCTTACTTGTGTGAGATATTGCTCCAAATACCGCCCCACAAACGGCATCAGCCAAGTCTTTAGACTTCTTGCGTGGATGATCTACACGATTATTTTGCATAATCTTTAATTCACTCATCTCATCAAGAAGTAAAGGTATCATTGGCATTGCAATTCTTTCTTCATAAATCATCATAGCAAGATCTTCATAATGTTTTTTAGCAACAGAAACTGTGTCAGTTTTAATACCAACAGCCTTTAGTTCTTGCTGAATATCAAATGATTGCCACCTATCAAATGTAACCATTCCAATATTAAATCCTTCTCTGCGAAGATTTATTATCCAATTTTTTACTTCTGATAAATTTACAGGACCTTCTACTTTAGGTTCCCACCATGCGACTGCATCTACTACAACTATTGGTGCAACCTGTTCATAATCTTTAATTACCTGTATATTTACCCATTTATCTACATGCGCTATAGCAACAGCACACTTGTCATGTTTTTGTGCTAAGTCTGCATGTACATAATAAACTTTATCAGGATCTGGCTTAAAAGTCAAATCAAATCTTCTATAATTATCTATGGGGTTTCTAAGAGTCATACATTTTTCTAATTTATCTTTTTGTTTAAAAAAAGCATCCGATGAATATGTTGGCATACAAACAAATCTCATCATTGCATCTCCAATATCAGTTAAAAATGCAATCTTAAAATCATCAATTTTTCTAGTAGGGTTTACTTCCCATGTAGGTCTTTTAAGTGCAAACATTCTAGGATATTTATAGTTTTTAATATGATCTTCTTCCCAGACTATTTCAAATTCATTATCTGGTCCTTCTGGTAATTCTTCATTAATAATAAATTTATGTCGTCTTTCTATTACTTCTTTTTCCATAATTACTTCTTCATACCGCTTTGAAATAAAATCTCCATTATATCTTGGAAATGAAAGAAGAACTACTTTGCCAAGATCTGGAAAACGAGAATCTACTGTTCCACGAAATGCTTTATATAAATTATCAGCAGTTTTTCCTTGGTCATTTCCCGTTCCTACCTCTGTAGCAAATCCAGAAATTTCATCAAGAACTGCCATGAAAAGATTAAGACCTTCATGAGACTCACGCTCAGAGTGTCCTGAATAAACGGTGATAGATTTATTAAATGTGATGGAGTTTACTTTTGGATCATATTTTCCTGCAAACCAAGGTGATTTTTCAATTTTATTTTTAAATCCTTTAAAGAAAACATTTTTTGCCTGTTCTGCGTTAACTGCTACGTTAATAATATCTATTGCGTCTCCAGATGGTTTTCCAAAATATCTAGCAGGATCTTTAAGACATAGTAACTTATATACAACATAAGCACAGGCAACAGTAGAGGTATGATCCTTCCCACTACCCTTCCCAAGTTGAAGAATAATTTCATTCTTTGTATATTTATCATAATGTTTTGCTCCTGCTTCAGTTCCTAATAAATTAAGCAGATCTGGTTTTTTATATATCTGGCTCATTGCCTCTACGATATCGTATTGCACATTAGACAATGGTGGTTGTCCAAGATAGTCTGGAGACTCAACAAAAGTTTTTACGTCTACTGGAATTTCTTCAAACTGTTCATCTTTAAGTGCTTCAAAAAAATCATTGAACATCGTGGACAATTGTAATTACCTCACCCTCTTTTGCTATAGTAGATAGTCTTGACATAATTAAATCCCTAACCTCTGGGTGCTCAGATGCGATATCACGAAGAATTCCAACAAGAACTTCTTGTCTCTTTTCAATTTCTACCATCTCTTCTGCAAGTTCTTTATTTTCTAATAAGCCTGCTTTTTGTAACATGTCAATGCGTCTTGCCTCAATATCCATTACTAATTTAATTGCAGAAGTTTTAGCATTAAGATTTGCTGTAGTGGTTGCATCATCGATAACTTCATATGCCTGTTGAATTAATTTTGTATAATGTGCATCCGCACTAACAAGTGCATCTTTAGCACGAGCACGAATAGCATCATTAGCAGATGCCATTGCCTTCCATTCATTTAAATGTGCAACTACACGAGTACGTGGAAGAGTTAAATTCTTTGCAATTTTAGTTGGATCATTTCCCTTAAGATATTCCTCAACAACACGATTTACCTCATCAAGATGTTTTACTAACTCAATTTCAGTGTCGCTCATATTTACCCTCTAGTCTATTAATTTCATCCTGAATATAAAATATAGCCTTTTTTAAATCTTCAATGTGTGTAGATTCATTTTTAATTCCTGCTCTCCATAAATATTTAAAAGCATTACCAATATTAAAATTACGATGGCGAGTAATTTGAATACACTCAACTCCAGATGGATCTGTTGTATAGTGGGCGGGATGATTTACTTGATCTACTACAATGTTAAACTTTTCTGTCATCTTTTTGACTTCCTTAATCCAAATTTAGCCAGATATACGTATACTGTTTCAACACTTACTCCGCACTCCTTAGCGATACTTTCTGGGGACTTTTTATCCACATAATATCTTTTTTTAAGCCATATTTCATTTGTATATAGTTTACCACTCATTGTATTTCCTTGTCAATTTTAATAACTGGGTCAAGTCTGTCCCAATGTCCTTTTTCACTACCTTGGTATATTTGGCCAGTTTCACGATCAATTAGTAACCATTTTGCTGGTACTTTGGTTTTTACAATTAAATGAATTACATTATCTTCTTCTTTAAATTGATAGGACTTTCTATTCATTATAACCTAACCCTCCAATGCATAATTTCTGGTCCCCTTTTAACCATTTCAAACATATGATCTTCAAATTCTACCTTCATTTGATAATAAATTTCAGGACTTACCTCTTTCATTTTTTCTGTAATACTATAAATTGTTTCTCCAGTATTCTGGTCAAAGCCTTCAATAGATATTGCATTTTGTAGCAATAGATGTTCTATCATTGCTTCAGTCATAAGATTATCTTTATTCATATATTTAGGATCATTTATTAATAATAACGTGACCCATATCCTCCTCATATCTTTTTCTAATTAATTCAATAGCATCTTTATGGTTAATTAATATATTATTAAAATCTTGTTTTTTTATATTTTTAATTACTGTATCTGAATCAATTTTAGCAACTATTGGCAATAACTCAAACTCTTTTTTAATTGATTCTTTATCAAAAAAATTAATAGCAGATAACATATATATAAAATTGCTTGGTTTAAAAATTCTCCATTCAGAGTAATCTTCAAAATCTTCATCTACTGGAAGTCTATGTT